AAAATAATTGTTCTTCATTGATCTTAGATGTTGTTGCTTCATGCTCAACCATTGAATCAGAATTGCTTGATTCAATATACGGCACTGTGTGGGCGCCACACTCGTTGCCAATTAACAATGAGTCGCATTGGGTAAAGTTTCTTGAGTTGGATGCTTTGGGCAATATGCTGACTAAACCTCTGTATGTGTTGTTTGCCTTACCAGCAGATATACCCTTGGAGATAATTTTAGAAGAAGTGTTTTTCCCAATATGAATCATCTTAGTTCCTGTGTCTGCTTGTTGCATATTGTTTGTTATAGCCACTGAATAAAATTCACCTTTAGAATTATCTCCCTGTAAAATACAACTAGGATATTTCCAAGTGATTGCTGAACCAGTTTCAACTTGCGTCCATGATATCTTCGAGTTGATGCCTCTGCAGGCTCCTCTTTTGGTCACAAAATTATAGATCCCACCTTTGCCTTCAGCATCACCAGGATACCAATTTTGCACTGTGGAGTATTTTATTTCTGCATTATCTAGAGCCACCAACTCAACATTAGCTGCATGCAGTTGATTTTCATCTCTCATAGGAGCAGTGCATCCTTCAAGATAACTCACGTAACTATCTTTGTCTGCAATGATAAGAGTTCTTTCAAATTGACCTGTTTCCATTGCATTAATTCTAAAGTATGTAGAAAGTTCTACAGGACATCTAACCCCTTCAGGAATATAAACAAAAGAGCCATCAGTGAACACTGCTGAATTTAAAGCTGCAAAGGAGTGATCCGAAACTGGAATCACACTGCCTAAATATTTTTTCACTAGATCAGGATGTGTTTGCACAGCCTCTGAGATAGAACAAAAGATAATTCCTAGTTCGCTTAATTGTTTTTTATATGTTGTAGCAACTGACACAGAGTCAAATACAGCATCCACAGCTATTCCTGATAATTTTTCTTGTTCCTTTAAAGGAATGCCCAGCTTCTCATAAGTTTTTAAAATTTCAGGATCAATTTCGTCCAGTGACTTTGGTTTGTCTTTAAGACTAGCTGGTGATGAATAATAATAGTAATCTTGAAAATCAATTTCTGGAATGTTTAACTTGGCCCAATCTGGATTTTGTAAATTGTTAAAAATTTGAAATGCTTTAAGCCGCCATTCAAGCATCCATGCAGGTTCATTTTTTTGTGCAGATATAAATTTTACTGTGTCTTCATTCAATCCTTTAGGAGGGCGGATCTGTTCTACATCAGTGGAGAATCCATATTTGTATTCACTGTTGCCTAGTGCATTGACTTGTTCAATTGTTTGCTCTGTGGCTGCCATCTAATTTAATTATTCCCAAACATAAGGATCTTTTTTTGCTACTGCAAAATTTAGATATGTTTGTATGCGTTCAAGATCTTTTTTTGTTTTTAAAGATATTAATTCGTTTGCAAAATGTAGTTCTACTTTGTTGTCTAAAGCAATTTGAAATATTTCATTTCGTCTAGCAACATCATCAGTCATTGAATACATGCTGTTCAGCACTATTATATCAGGCTTGTCTTTTATAAAATGCTCTAGTGATGCTTGCCAAGTGCAATGATCATTTTCAAACTCGTATGAAGTGTAATTGATTTTATTTGCCAAGCAGTATTGATCTATAATTGCTCGTTGCATAGGTAAAGGAATATTTTTTGAAAACTCACTACTCCAACCAACATAAGTGATAGCAGTTTTTCCTGTGTTATCTGATGACCCGCCTGCTTCATGATCTCCAGGTAACCGCATAAATCCACCAGGATGCCGTCTGCCATATTCTTCGCCCTCTACTAGTATTCTCATGTCCATGCTTACCCTTGTATAACCTTCTACGTTATTGATATTACCATGTAACATTTCTTGTAAAAATAAATGACTTTGTCCAGGTTTGAGTTCAATAGGAAATGCAACTTTATAACATTCTTCTTCTAGTTTTTCGACACTCCATTTTTGATGCATGAATTGTTTTGTTATGCTTCTACTGTTTTCGATATCCACCATCCACATAGTGTTACTTGCCTTTGCTTCAGTAAAAGGTGTCCATATAGTTCTACATCCTCTTCCATTACCAACAAATATTCCTTGATGCATCTGCAGTCTTCTACCAACTTTATCTTGATTTGGAATCACAACTCTTAGTGTGCCAAATCTTTGTATCATGTATTTTTTGTTTGCAATTTTGTCAGGCACAAAAGATGCAACAAATTCATCAAATTTTTCCATGAAGTCTTTTCTACTGCATGCATTTTGCACATGTTTAGATACTTTGACAATATCACTAGCTGATAAAGTTTTGTGTATAGTTTCAAGTTCAGTGACTTGTGGTGCAACTTCTTGCACAACAGACAATGCCCATTGTGGCCAGTTGTATTTTTCAAGATCGTAGTTGAGTGTTTTATTACGCCAGTGTTCTTGTATGCTTGACAACTGCATGTTCGTAATTAGTTTTTGCCAAGATTTTTGATTAGGTCTTTGATCTTAGATGATTCAACATTGGCTCTTACTTTGCCAATGTCATCCTTGAGTGGTTCATCTGACTTGTGTTCTTCTTTGACTTCAGATGTAACAGTGGATGTTCTTTTTAAATTGTTGTAGATGCTTGGCGCTTGCTTCTTGAATGATTGATATTCTTCATCCTCTGCTAGATCAAGTATACGCAGTGTGTCTACATTGAACTCTAAGTCTACCTTGTGTCCGACACCAGAACTGGATCTTGTCTTCATGAACTGTATCTGATACTTGCCACGTTCACGCATTGCTCTACTTGTAAAAATACCAATCACATTGTCTGCTGTTTGTATTTTACTCAAGCCACCACTGATGTGCGAATGATCAAACTCAATTTCTTCAACACTGGCTCTGTTCAACTGCGATGCTGTGATCAACAAACAGTTCATATCCACAGCAACATTTCTCAACTCTTCAGACACATACTTGTCTTTAACAAATAGATCACTAGGCGACACTCTTTTATTCATCGGCATCAACAGATCCAAATAGTCAATCAGTATTACATCACACTGTAAATTGTGTTGTATTTCAAACTCTTTAATGTATGCTCTCACATCCAATGCTGTGGCACCAGCGGGAATATATTTGATTCTCAACTTGCCAGATGTTTTTGCTTTCATCTTAACTTTGAGATCCACTGTGTCTAAGTCTTTGTATATTTCACGTGTTGGAGTCTCAGTCATCATTGCATCTATTCTCATTGCTGTAAGTTTTTCACTCAACTCAAGTGTGACGTAACACACATTCAATCCTTGTTCAGCATAGTTGCATGCCAAGTTCTGCAAGAATAAACTTTTACCAGCACCCGATCCACCAGCAAATATATTCAGTTCGCCTCTGTTGAATCCACCAAACAGTTTTTTGTCAAAGTTTTTCCAACCAGTGGGCACCATGCCATTGTTGTCTTTCAGTGCTTGTAATCTTGCTTTCGGATCTTCAAAGTAGTCCAGACCCATGTCTTTGGTCAGTCCAACCTGCACTGCTTTCTTGATCTTTTCTTCAACAGATCCATACTCACCTTTCTCCAACATGTCTGCTGAAGCAAGGATGGCTGATTCTAGTTCTTTGTGTCTTGCAAATCTTTCAGACCCATCAAGGAACCAATCAAAGTGTTTGTGATCAATGTCTGCCGCTGACTGCAAGTCTGCACCTGTCTTGGCATTGACCATTTCAACATCAGGCAGTGTTTTATATTCGTTAGCATACTCATAGATAAATTTTGCAGGCTCTCGCAACTGTGCATCATAGTGTGAATATCTAAAGATGTTCTGTGCTCTCACAAATGACTGTGCATCTGCAAGAAACATTTCTAAGAATAGTTTTTGTAGTTCTTTTGTATACTCCACAGTTATATTATACTACCTTTCATAGTTGGTAATCAACAGTTCCTTTCTGTCCTTTTGGTCTTGTCTGTATGTGCCTGTTGAACGCATTGTATATTTCAAATCCCATTGCAAACAATGATATGTTGAGTAAAGATCAACCAATTTTGGATTTGCATTGTATGTTATCATAAATCTGGTTTGAATATTATCAACGTGAGATTTAAATTCATCATGATCAAATCCTTTGTGTTTGTCGCCATCTTTACCATATAAAAAAGATTTGATGTCGTAGGGCGGATCTAAAAATATAAAGTCTGTGTCGTAATGCCCATGCATGAAATAAGAATAATCTAAATTGGTTATGTTCCAACTGGCAATCAACTGCTGATAGTCAGGCAACTTACGGATAGAATTAATTGTAAAGTTACCGTGATAGGCTTGCTTACTAAATGAAGAGGTAGCCAAACCAGAAAAGGAACACTTGTTGGCAATATAAAATGAACAAGCCACAACAAAAGGGTCCTGTCTATCGTCGTGCATCCATTGTTGTGCTTTGGCATACAGATCACGTTGTGCGCCTTCATCATCTCCTGTGCCACGTTTGATGTCTTCTAATCGCATGGCCATAGACTTGCCTTCTGTTTGTAATGTTTTCCAAAAGCAATACAATGGATAATAAGCATCGTTGACATGCATGTGTGCATTAGGATATTGTTGTGTGGCCCACAGAGCCACAGAACCGCCACCTACAAATGGCTCCACATATGATTGAATGTCCTGTGGAAAATATTCTCCAAGGAATTTCATTGCTCTTGATTTACCCCCTGGATATCTAAGAGGCGTTTTCATTTTGAATGTAGTCAAGTGAGCCATCCTGTGAGTGCATATCTGGTTTGGTCAGCAACCACTTCTGTAACCATGTGACGATTTTCATATCCATCAACATCAAATAAAACCATTGTGCCCATTTGTGGAACAAACATTTGCCAATGCGTTTGTCTATCAAATGCAATGTTGCCTCCCCATTCAGCTTGCCAACCTCTATGGAAATAAAACAAATAAGTTATTTTTCTTTGAGATACAGAATCTCTGTGTGGAGTAAGATAGTGTCCACGTGAATAAGCACTGGCCCAACAACTCAAAGTGCTGTTCACAGTCATGCCTGTGTGGTACTCTATAAATTTATGAAACTTGTTTGAATGAATATAATCAACCAACTTGTGTTTTGGTTGCAAACATTTTTTGAACTTGTAATTAAACACAGGGTTGTTTTGTTTTGTGCTGTCTTTGAAATCAAGTTTCTCAATTGACTCTAGCACAGAATTACTTTGCACATCATCTAATGCTTGTTCAAATGTCCACAGTCCTTGGCTGTATTCTTTTTTTAGTCCAGCACTTAGATCCATAGTTTCTCCTGTAGTTTGATTTTTGTTTTGCTATCGTTTGTGTATTTGAGTATGGCCTGCATGGTTAAAATCTTTCCATACTGTTGCACAGCATCATTTACATCTTTGATGTTGTTGCCCCATGGCGGCATACTCACTGACCATCCCCATTCACATGCTTGTTCAATTAGTTTAGTGCCTGCACGATCTCTGTCTGGCACCACAATAACTTTTCTATTCAATGCATCGATCTGTAATTTTTGTTTGTGTGCTATTTCAGACCCAAGTATAGCAACACCATCAATTTGTATGGCATCGAATATGCCTTCGACCAATATCACAAACTTTCTTGACCAATGCTGATTGTCAAGATTAAACAGAGTGCCAGGTTGCACCTGTGCAAAATATTTTGGTGATTGATCTTGCATGGCTCTTGCTACATAACCAATCAACTTGTTTTGCCAACGTATAGGAACTATCACTCTGTCTTTCATTGATTTGGGTGCTTCATAGAATGTGTGTGGCACATCAACAATACCACGAGCCATGAGATATGGATTGGTTCTTATTGGCTCTGAATCTTCTGGTAATTTTATTACATCGAATTTGATTTCGTCATCAAGTTTTTTTTGTTCTGGATTTATTTCTTGTGATATAGCCATTGCCTGCATTGCTAATTTTGAAATGATACTGGTGGATACATTTATCCAAGTTAGCAGTTTGCGGAATCTATTATTCAAATATCTACCTGGGGTGTAGTTGGCTTTAAAACCACAGTTAAAACAGTGATAATTCACTGAACCATCACCTGGATATATGATGCCTCCACGCTGTCTTGTGTCTGGCGATTCGCCTTGATGCTGACAACAAGGTGCGTTGAAAGATATCCAACCTGATGGCGTTTTCTTTCGACGTGCAGGAAGATGTGACTCTAGTGTGTGTTTGAGATCCGGAAACATTTATTATAGTATAAACTAAAAGAATAATTTGTCAAAGAGCAATACAATTACCAAGTATGATGCTGTGTGTAGACACTGATCAATTGAAGACAAAATCCAAAATTCTCTTGATTCCATTTTCATGTTGTTGGCTTTTACAAAGTTATTTTTTAACCAGTCAATTGTAAAATGCGTCACATAATCAAGCACTGGAAATGCAAGTATGCTGAGAAACACAGTGTGTCCTTGTGCATAGGCAAAGCTGGATATTCCAAGAAATACCAATGCAGTTCCTAGTGCATGATCAGTGGCGTGTATGTGACCTCTGGTTGAGGTTAGTAAGTGCTTATCGTTGATGCCTTTGATCCTGCCTTGAAGTGCAAAGTCACATACAAAGTGTTTTAACATTAATAAAAAGAACAGTGCTAGGATCATTGTTGTATACTATACGAACTATTTGCAGTTGTCAACTAAACCTTGACGTGCCCTTTAAGATCTTAATAAATAGAATATATCATGCGAGCAACGGATTTTATTACAGAACGTGACATCAAAGTTGAAATACCAATCAACATCACCATACCGCAAGACGGTGGTGATCCTAAAGTTTCTGTAGCAGACAAAGACAAATCACCAGGAGATGAATCAGAAGCAGAAAAAGTAATGGTGTCTCCACTGCAACAAGAAGTTGAATTAGCCAAAGCTGCACAAGGCAAAGAATCCCCAGTGATTGATGAACTTACTGATGATGACGAAGAAGTGGGTGCAGAAGATGATGTCAACGAGGAAACAGATGAACTCGCACAGTTCAAAGCACTGCTTGATGAACTGAAATAGAGATTCAAAATGGCCTTTAGAAAAATAAAAGGATCCTTCAAAAACAGAGATATCAGCACACACGTCATTGAGGACACATATCTTGCACATGACACAGCCACAGGCCAACTGAGGATAGGTGATGGCGTAACTGCAGGTGGCACACTAGTGACCACTGGAGGGAGTTCACTTACAATACAAGAAGAAGGATCTTCGTTAGACACTGATGCTGAAACACTTAACTTTGTTGGATCAGCAGTCACAGCCACTGGTGATGGCGCAACCAAAACAATTACTATCAGTTCTCTCACAGTGCAGGAGGAAGGGTCAACACTATCCACAGAAGCCACAACTCTTAACTTTGTAGGTTCTAATGTGACTGCTTCAGGCACAGGTGCAACCAAAACAATTACTATTAGTCCTCTTTCTCTCATAGTGCAAGAGGAAGGCTCATCTTTGTCAACAGCAGCCACAACTTTAAATTTTGTTGGATCAAACGTTGAAGCCACTGGAGATGGCGCAACTAAAACAATTACTGTAAGTGGCGGTGATGGAACATCTGGGTTTCCAAATTCAACTTCAACATCCTTTCCACTTACTACTGATTCTTCAGCAACTGATTTTCAAGAAGGGTCAGACGGTATAGGCACATCAGGTGCCGTTGATGCATTTGGTGTGTCCATTATATCACTATTTGACTGCATGGAACCAATCGGTAGCCTAGCATCTACAAACTTTGGAGATGATGAATCACACGTTGGTGGTTAATTAACTTCTGTAGAAAATTTTATCTAGTCCAACTAAAACAGTTGACGAGTCAGCTGCACTTTCATCATCTGAATAATGTGCCACAAAAGCCACACGTTTGTGAATGCCAGTAAAGTTCACAAACTTACGATCTGTGGTTTCAGAAAATGTTGTTGAATTAATTAAGTAAAAATCTGATTGCTGTGAATCAGTGGCATATGACGCTCCCTCAGTCATTGTACCAAATATTTTAATTGTGCCAGAAAAGTTGGTAAGATAATACACTGCTGTATGCAGTGCAGAGTTTGAATTA